GCTTCCTTCGAGGGCGTGATTTACAAAACCTTCGATCCTACTGTGCATGTGGTTGGCGATGAGATTTTTGAATGGATCGCGAATCAGAACTGTTTTCACCGGCGAGCGTTGGACTGGGGCGCCGGGCCTCACAATGCGTTCGCTGCTCTGTGGGGCGCGAAAAACCATTTCAATCAGTGGTTCGTCTACGATGAATACTACTCAGTCGATCAAGAGGCGACGGTTATCGATCACTTGGTGAACATCAGCCAGCAACAGTTTTGGCCTGAGAATCATCCGCTGTACGGCACAACGTATGTCGATCCCGCTCGGCCTGACAATATTCGGCTTGCCCAACAATTGGCCATGCAGATTAAGCGATATGGCACGGGCGATGAGAAAGAACAAGTGAAAAACATGAACATTACCCTCGCGCGGAATTCCGTGTTCGAGGGAATTGAGCATGTGCAGTGGCTGCTGAAAAAATCAGTCCCGGAGTGGAATGAGTTTGCCGGGGCTGATGGCAATGGCGGAATGGTGATGCGGCCGCGGATCTTCATCCATCATTCGTGTACGAACCTGATCCGGGAACTGAAGAAGTATCGTTGGATCAAGCAGACGGGTATCGGGAAGACTGAGAATCCTGTGTCAGCGAGGCCGGAGCCGTTGAAGTTGGACGATCACCTATGCGATTCGCTCAGATATTTGACATTCACCGACGATTCCAAGTGCGGTTTGACAATTGAATCCATCAAGAAAACCAGCAAGGCGGCTCAGACTGTTCACGGAAAGTCTGGTCAGAATGCCAACTGGCGGGATATCATTTCGAATCACGGGGAATTGGCGATCGGTGAGAGGTACGGTCGAACGACGGCCGGGAAGAGAAGAGGGATGGCTGGGCGCGATGTCCGCGATGTAACATCCAACGAACATGAATTTGATTAGGATTTGATTAGGATTTGAAATGAGCGACTTCCGAAACAACTCCCGTTTGTTCCCTCACTCTTCCCGGACGAATCGAGAACTCGAATCTGCTCGGCGGGCTCAATCCATCCTTGAGCAAATGCAGCGGGAACTGAGAAACCCGACGACGGCCACAAATCGAAATATCCAGGAGCAGTCTCGGCGGCTCGCTGATGCCGTGCGGTCTGCCGGCGGGCGTGTTCCAGTTGCCAGCCAGTTGTTGGATCTGGCATCGACGGCCGGGAGGTTGGCGGAAGGATTCCGGAAGTCGATGCTGAATCAGACTCTTGAGGCTCTCGGAACTCCGGGCCATTTGATTCAGTCGTGGCTGAGAGGCCGGGAAGGCTCGTTGAGTCTGCGGCCGCTGCGTGAAACCGTGGATCAGGCGATGAGGATTTTGGGGCAATTCGGCCAGGGGATTGACGGGGAAGGCGATGATGGGCGGCCAATGAGCCCAGAGGAAGCTGGCGGGCGACGGACATTCACCAGACGTCCGTTGCGGCAAATCCCGATTCCCGGTGTCACGCCTGGGGCTCCTTCAAATCCGTATGCTCCGATGACTCCCGCGGGTCCAGCGCCGAACTCCTCACCCTCTCCGGCCGGCAGTGGTTCAGGAAATCGACTTCCTCCAGTTCCTCCGCCTCCTGATCCAAACTCACCTCACCGAAACGTTCGAATCCTTCCCGATGGTCGTCTGGAAATTCGCGGTCCCGGATATCACAGGATTCTGGCTGCTGACGATCCGGTGATTACCGGCCAGATGATGCGAGTAGCCTCGTCGAACGTCTACGCGATCGGGTTTGAGTTCAACTTCGATGAGCCTTTGCGGTCAAAACTGATCATCCGATACAAGCAAAACGACCGGCGGGGCTCGGGCCGAAACGTGGGCGGGCCGACTTACGAATACTTCGACGTTCATCCAGACTGGTTTCAGGATTTGGTTGATACTGGCTCGAAGGGTTCATGGGTTTGGGACCATTTGAGGATTCGCGGAACTGTCGCCGGTCATCAGTACGCCTACAACCTGACACGAATTGCTCAAGGCTATTTGCCGCGTCGGGCGATGGTTTTGGCCGGAATTCAGCGACTTGTGAGGCGTTCACGGTCGTTTGTTCAGGGAGGAAGGACTCAAACCATCACAAGTCCATTGCCTGATAGGGTACTTGGCCAGTATTCTCCGCCCAGAGGTTCGGCGGCGAATGTCGGGAACCGCGATAGAGCGGTCGACCGTGGAATGCCGAACCGTGGGGCTCCTGCGAGGGGTTTGTTTCGGTGATTTGATAATTTGAACAATTTGACCAGTGATCCAGGACGGACACGATGACTTGAAATTCTCGTTATGGCTGGCTGCCAAGATGATAACGATGGAACTGACAACATTGACGACGGTCGGAAGTGTGGGCCAAACATCACCGGGCACAAATACCGGTGTTCCGTTTGCTTGAAGTCTTGCCCTCCGCTGCTCCCGGACAATTGCACGCCGATTCCAGTTTGCCTTGAGTGCTGGAAACAGATCTCTCCGACGAACAAACTGACGGTGATTTCCTTCTTTCGATCTCAGCAGAGCATGAGCCAGATTGCGGCGGCCATTCGGGAATTCACAGCATCAAAGCCGATCACTGGCAAAAGTCCGTTTGGTAACAACTGAGGGATGGTTGGCTGTGAAGAGTTTCCTGAAGCAAGTCTTGGCGATACTTGCCGCCCTGACGATTTTCACTGTTGGTGGCTGCCTCTTTGTCGGAATGCGCGTCCGGAATGCCGTCGAGTCTGCTCGGGAAAAGCATGAGGCAGAAGCGAAAGCCGAAGAGGAACGAAGAATCCAATGGAACTTGGATTTTGCAAAAGAGCAAGAGAGGCTGGCTGAAGAGTACAACCAAAAGGTGAACGCAAGAGCAAAGAAGCAGGCTGAAAACTGATGTTCGACCCCGCCTCCTTCCACCAAAAAGCCTGCCGACTCCTCGCTGACTGCGAGCGATTGAAGAAAACCGCTACCTTGGAATGCCGGATCTGCTACCGGAACGGAATCGCGAAGCGCGGCACGATCTCGCTGACAAACTGCCGGGTGCTGGCTCGCGAGCCAATAGCCTCCCCTCCCTTCCCGGCCGAAATTCTTGGCCAGCTTGAATCCCTGATCCCTCGGGAACCTTCAGTGCCGAACTCTGATTCTGAAATCTTTGTTCGATATTCTTTTTTTCTTGGGACTGTGGTTGACACTTCGGACGGCATTATTCAACATTGTTGACGCATTGATGTCACATACACGTTGAATTGATTTGATGTGCGAATGGACTCTGGATTGACACGACGGTCAGCCTTCTCGGCCCCGTCAGGGGATTGGACAGTAAATCCAATTCTCTGGCGGGGTTTTTTCGTTTCTGGATTTCCGAAACCAGATGATTGTCCCACTGGAAAACGAGACTCAACCTCAATTCGCGATTCGGTTTCACGAATCGATGAGGGGTGAGATGCCTGATACCGTCAAGCGGAATCGGGCATGTTTCGCGGCGTGGGATGAGCATCGCGGGGAAGATCCGACGATCACGGAACTGGTCGAAAGTCGGTTCAAGCCTGAAGAATACAAGCGGTTGGAAAACGTGGCACTGTTCCATGAGCACACTGTGCCGGGGCAAGAAATCACGCTTCCAGACGGAACGACAAAAGAGCTCCCGCCGATGAAATACGGACGGGATGAATTGGCGGAAATGGTTGAGGGGATGAACGACAGAATTCTCGATCACGACGAATTCAGTCCAATCACCCGCGGCCATACGTCTGAAAAAAAAGGCGGGGAACCTGGCGAACGCCAATTTCCTGAAGTGCTCGGGTTTGCCGGTCCTTATCGGCTCGGGATGATCGGCCGGAAGAAGCCGCGGTTTGCGATCTTCGGAACTGAACATCACCTGAAAGAGCATTCATCTGAACTCAAAAAGCGTGTCGGCCGGTCGCCTGAAGTTTGGCGATACTCCCGTTCACGCGATCGATTTTTCTATCCCGTGGCTGCTCTCGCTGAGGAAATGCCTCGCTTGAACCTGCCTCCAGCACACTACTCCCGGACGAATGCGGGTGAGGTGTTTGTCGAGTGCTATCAAGCGGTCTTTCCTGGTGGGACAAACGCCTTTGTGCCTTCATTCAAGGCCAGTACAGACGGACGGAAGCCAATGGCCGATCAGTATTCCTCGCAACCTGCTCCCAGTGAGTCAGCCTTTTCTGAGGGAAGCGTCGGTAAAGGCCAGCTTGAAGAACTGATTGGCGCTTTGTTTGAAACTCAGCCGTTTCAGTTTTTGTTCTCGCTGATGCGTCAGGCGGGCGTTTCCGGGAATACTGATCCGGCGGTGCTTCCTGCGATTCAACAGGATCCGAATTCTGCTCCTGCTCCCGGTGCTGGACCGAACGCTGGACCGAACGCCGATCCAAGCCAAATGAATGCTGGTCAAAGTCCTGTACCTGATCCAAATGCAGGCCCAGCGAATCCAAATCTCGGTGCTCCTCAACAGGGAAGCCCAGCCGGTGCGCCAACTGATGGCCCAAACCCGGCGGCTCCTGCTCCTCCTTCACTTGCTCAGACTCCGCCGAACGCGAAGCCTCAAGGGAATCCAATGACTCAACCAAGCCAGTCCAGCCAGTTCCAGATGCCTCCGAAGAAAGACAACTACTCCCGATCGGTTGAAGATCTGGCGCAGGAAAACGATCTGCTTCGCGAAACTCTTGAGAAGGCTCTTGGCCGACTCAACGAAGTGGAACGTAAGTCTGTCGCGGCTGAACGCTATTCACGTTTGACGGAACTGGCGAAGAATTACCGCCTTGATCCTGAAAAGGAACTGTTGCGAGTCGAGCACTATTCGGCTGAAGGGTTTGCGAATCACTGCGAACTGATCCGCGAGAATTACGCTCGCACGGTCAGCAACACTCCAGATTTAGCGGCGTTGTCTGATGGCGTTGACGGGAATCGCGTGATGGAACCTGCGAAATCCAGCAAGAGCCTTAGCCCTGAAGAAGTGGCCCAGGTTGAGAAGTATTGCCTTGATCATGACAAGTCGTACATGGAAGGCAAGGAAATCTACCTTCGCGAGCGAGCAAAGTCCTCGGCTGTTTGATCAGCCTTCGAGCCCTTACCTCTTCCCGGCCGTCATTTGTTTCTGAACCGTCACTGAATCACTGAATCAACAAGTTCTCTCGGAGTTCTGAACCATGAAAAGCTCAATCTGCGGCGGCGACATCGCCCCATCTCGTTTTGTGAAGCACAGCACGGCGGCCGATTTCACGGTTCTGCAGGCTGACTTGAACTCAAACCCTGTCGGCATCTCTCAGGCGTGGGCTCAGAATGCTCCGATTCCAAGCGATTCGACGTTGGCCGGGACGACTGGCGATCAGATTCAGGTCCACTATCCAAGCTCCGGCGATGACAATGATTCGACGGTTTGGCTTGAACTCGGCGGCACTGTTACCCGTGGTGATCGACTGATGCCGGACGCAAATGGCAAGGGAATCACGGCGACGACTGGCAAGTATTACGGCGCGGTGGCTCAAGAATCCGGTGTTTCCGGTGAGAAAATCCGCGTCACTCCACTGATCGGGCTGCTTGCCTAATCCCTGATTCACTTCGTTTTCTATGTCACATTGTTCTGGCTGGCATGTGACATGGAACTGACATCCAAATCACTTCACGAATTCAACATTTCACGAATTCATTGATTCACTGACTCACTGAGGATTCCAGCCATGACTATGGTTCTGCCAGGTGGCAATAACACCTTCGTTCCAACGTTCGAACAAAAGCGGTCTCTGATCATCGACTATGCTCGCAAGCCCTCCAGCTTTGCGGTCAATCGATACACTCAGGTGATTCCGAATGCTCCATCTGTCGGGTACTACCTGAATTTGGACATTGCCGCCGCTGGTCGAATCTCTGCCGCCGGTCTCGAAGTGTCATGGCCTGACGGTGCCAAGCGTCCATCTGGAGCAACTGGCACTGCTGAACACGAATTCCTGAGCTACATCACTCAGAGAAAGTCATTCCCGTTCAGCCTCGGACAGAAAGGCGTCGAGCAGGCGTCTTGGGATAACGTCGAGCGTCATTCGCGAATCCAGCAGCAGTTGGCGATGACTCATCGAGCCACTCAGGCAGTGACTGTTGCGACGACTTCCGGCAACTATGCCGCTTCGAATCGTCTGGATGCCACAAGCTATTCCGGCGACTCGACGAACTGGGCGAATTCAACTGTCGCGAAAGGCACGATCCGAAAGACGATCAATGCCGCCGTGAAGCAGATTTTCAAGGGCACTCTGGGTGCCGTGAAGAAGAAAGATCTGCAGATTGTCATTGGCCCTGACTTGGCTTCGGCGATTGCTGAATGTCAGGAAGTGATTTACTTCATCTCCCAGAGCCAGAACGCCAAAGCGTCTGTTGAGGGTGATCTGTTCAATTCAAACCCGAACGTCGACTATGACCTGCCGAAGTATCTTTTCGGCTTGGAACTGGTGATTGAAGACACCGTCCGAGTGACCAGCAAGCCGGGCGCGACTTTCGCTCAATCGTTTGTTCTGCCAGGTGCTACGCCTTTCATCTGCTCACGTCCGGGCGGTATTGAAGGCAAGTACGGGGCTCCGAGTTTCTCGACTTTGAGCTGCTTTGCTTACGAAGAAATGAACGTCGAAGCTCAGACGGACTCATGGAATCGACTGGTCGAAGGTGCTGTCACTGAAGACTTCAAGTATGTGATGACGGCTTCGGCGTCCGGTGTTTTGATCAGTAATGCGATGTGATTTTTGGCCAGAGTGCTGGCTGACTTGTTGAGTTGAATTCTGTTTCATCCTTCATTTTGCATGAGTTTTGAACCAATGCCAAATCCATCGACAATCGAAAATTCTGAAACTGAGGTAACTCCAGCAGCGACTATCGACCAGCCAGCCGAAGTCGCTACTGAAAGTGCCTCTGCTCCTTCTGTTCCTTCTCCGGTGGGTGGTGAAGTCGGCGAAGGGGAATCGGTGACATCCTCCATGGTTGCCGATTCCCCAGAGCCTTCTGAGTCTTCTGGAACTCCAGAGCCTCTCACCTCACCGGCCGAAGTGGTTGCGGAAGTTGTGGACGTTGAAAAAGTGGTTGAAGCTCCTGTTGTTTCAGAGCCTGCTCCTGTTGTTTCAGAAGTAGCTCCTGTTGAAACTCCTGTTGTTGCTGAAATCACACCTGAATCGACTCCTCAAGTCGCTACGCCCGAAGCCTCAGAACCCACCATTGTCATTGGCGGTGGTGGGTTCGAGGTTCCGGTCAACCTGCCTCCTGTGGTTCCTGTGCCGACGATGGTCGAGCGACTGGAAGCCCTGGAAGCACGGGTTGCGGCTCTTGAGAGTGCCTGATTCTCAAATTCCTCCCGGCAATCCGGTTGCCCGTCCTACATGGGCGGGCTTTTTTGTTGTGAGACATAGGGTTTAGGGTTTTCCATCATGACGGCTGTTCTCGTAACCGGTGACGATCTGATTGCCAGAAAGGACGTTCGCGTGATTGCGGATCTCTGCTCTGACTCAGGTGCGCCGGTTTCTCCATCCGCTGTGACGACAAATCCGAAAGTCCTGATTGCTCTTGAGGATGCCGAAGGCGAAGTCATTGGGGCACTGCAAGCCCTTGGCCGATATGACGAAACGAAGTTGCTGGCCCTGACTGGCACCGCCAAAGCATGGCTCAAGCGAATCATCGTCGAACTGGCCATGGTCAGCCTCATCTCTCGCCGGCCGAATCTCGAAGCTGACGACATCGAAAAACACGAAAAGATTCGCTCACTGTGGCTGGAGCGTCTCCAGCAGGGCAGCGCGATCTTTGCTGATGACAATACGGATGACACAGCTTCCCGGCCGTCTGTGGATGGCGCGACTCTCGGGGAACTGTCAAAACTCAATATGCTTCGCGAGCGATCGCGATACTTTGCTGCTCGGGTTCTTCCTGAAGGACGAAATCACTAATGGCCAGTTCACGAAAATTCAATGTGCCGGGCGCTGTGAATGTCCGCCTGTCAGGTTTCACCGGTTTGTCAGGTCTTCAGGATCTCGGCTGGACCGAAGATGGCGTTGAAGTCACTGAACGGGAATTCGCGATCGAGTGCAAGACTGATCGATACGGCGGGGCTCAAGGGCCAGCGGCAGATTCTCAGTTTCTTGGCATGGAAGCAGATTTGCGGTTCACACTCACGGAATTCAATACAGAACTGCTGATGAAGTTGAGAAGTCGACTTCCAGGTGATTCTGTGATCGGTGTAAACGCCGGTCGAATTGCCACTCCTGGAACGTTGAAGTTTGCTGGCGGCGGCTTGGTGAGATGCCTGCTCAAGGGTGCCTTGGACACCGTGGCAATTGTTGCATCTGTTGCTGTGGCTGAATTGGCTACCCCGTTGAACTACCCGTTCTGTGAAGTTGTGGACGTGGTTTCGTTCAATCTCGGGACACGACACCAGAAAGCGACTTTTACACTGAAGGCTCGTCAGGGAGTTGTCAGTTCGAATGTGGTCCTGTGGAATCGGGATGATACCTGATTTGGTTTGGGGTTTGATGGTTTGATGGTTTCGGACTGTGGTCTGATGGTCTGATGGTTTGGTGATCTGGAAAGCTGGCTGGCTATGTTTGAATTCGTGAAGAACTGGATTTTCAAGCGTATCCTGAACCGTCATCGGTTGCTGTTTCGATTCTGGGACGGCCGGAAGTATGTGGCAGCCGATCCGTTCGTGTTGCTCCGGCGAATGCTGGTGACGAAAAAATTCGACCTTGAGAGTGATCTGAAAAAACTCAAGATTCCAGATTCAAAAATCATCACTGAGCGAATTGGCTACATCGCTGAAGGCGTCCGGGAAATCTTTGATCTACCACCTTTCCGGCCGGATGGTAAAGGCGGGCTGACTGAACTGGAATGTGTCAATCTGTTGATGCAGTTTACTGGATACCTTGAGCGCGTAAAAAAAAATGGCGGGTCGAATCTGATCTCTGTGCCAACTACGGTGATGGATCAATCAGAGATGGAATCTGGAGAACTCGTCGCGAGCGATACGAAAGAAAGTTTGGGCTCTACCTTAACGGTGGAAGAATCAACTTCCTCCGAGCCTTCTCAATCTCCATCGGCATTGGGACAGTCCTGAAAGGTCCATCAAAAGAGTTTCTTGAAGCAATCTGCGAAAACCCGCTGAAAGTGAACGAGATGCTGGAGATGGTCGAAATAGAAAAGGCAAGGGCTGAATCACAATGAGCAGTCTTGATGACATTTTGAACCGCGTGTTGAGTCAAGCGGCTGACTCCGCGGCGACAAAGATCCAGACGGCTGTGATTGCTCGGCGTCCGTTGCGAGATGTTGATGGCTCTACTTCCATGGCGAGTCCTGGGATGTTTCAGGATTTGCGGGCGGCCATGCAAACGATTCACGATCCCGGAATTGCTCAAGGGTTGCGAAATACTGTAGTGAAGGCTGATGCGAGTGAAGTTGGGAATGGTGTTGATGTTGATGGGAATGGCGTCGAGGATTCCCAAGAGTCTTCCTCCTCTCCGGCCGTTCGTCGAACAACACTTGCTGACGATCTCGGGGCACTGTCGACAATCACCGAAGCCGGCACAGACGTTGCTAAAAATCTGACTGTTGCTGGCAAAGCGGCTCAGGGTTTGGCTGGATCGGCCGGGAAGTTGGATGAGGCGGTCGTCAGCTTGGCTCGATCAGTCACGCGAGCAACTCCGGGAACCCCAGCGGCGCAGGCCTCCGGCAATGCGGGCGGCATCCTTGGGCGCGTGAGCGGGTTCATGGAATCCGATTCAATTGCTCAGGCTGTTCGTGCGATGGTCGGCAGGATCCGGAATGGAAGTGATTCAAGTTCGGCCGGTGGAAGTGGAATTGGCGCCGGCGGAAATGGCTCTGGCGATAGCGGGGCAAGTTTCGGCGATCGATTCAGCGCGGGATTTGACCGGGCATTGGCTCGAGCGGTTGTATTCTTTCGGTCCATGTCGGCCGGAAGTGGTGGCGGGGCGCGTGGTGGAAATGGCGGGAATTCTGGAGATGGATCAGATGATGGGGCTGATGGCTCCTCACCTCTTTCCGGCCGATCACTGAGAACGATTGTCAGCCAGCGAATTGGCAGGGCTGGCCGTCGCATGCTGACTGGTGCTTTTCGTGGTCGAGTTTCACGCGGAATGCGGATGCTTCGCGGGCGCGGGGCTGCTGGTGGCGGTGGCGGGGGTGGTGGCTGGGCTGGTCGAATTGGCGGCATGCCTCCCGGTGGAATGATTGGCGGCGGGATTCATCATGGGGGAATGGCTGGTGGCGGTCCTCCAGTTCCTCCAGGTGGCGCGCCTGCTGGTGGCGGAATGGCTGGTGGCTTCGGCCTTGCTGCTGTCATTGGCCTTGTGGTTTCCTTTGTGGCTCTGATTGCCATTGTAAACACTGCCGCGCAGGCGATTTACAAGCTCGGGATGCAAGGCTACGAAACGGCTCTCCGAGTTTCCCAATACAACGGCGAACTCAACATTGCGAAGGCTCAGTTGAATGTTGGTCGTTTGATGCGAGACATTCAGACGGCTCAGGATTTGGGCAAGTCGGGTGCTGGGATGATGAAGGCGATTGACAAACTGGAAGAGGTGTTGAGGCCGATCACGACGGAAGCTCTGTCAATCTCAATGGATCTTCTGACGACGGCAATTGAAGCTCTCACGGCAACAATCAAGAGCCTGACAAGTCTTGGCAAAGACACAATGAAGTTCATGGATGAAATTGCTGCTGCGCTGACAAATCGGCCAGTTAATCCAGCATTCCAGGGCAACCAGGGGCAAAACCAACAACCTCAAGTTCAGCCAGACTTCCTCGGCCTTCATGCTGAGTTTGCTGCTCGGGCTGTTCCTCTGCGTCCGCGGGCTCCAATTCCTCCGCAAGGAGCAGCGCGGCCATGAGCCTTGGATTCACTCAAATTGAATACGGCGAAGGCCGAAACAAGATCACCTTGGCTGACTGCCTGACTCTGAAGTTTGAGCAAGAGCCAGTGTATGAGGGACTGAACTACGCTTACGATCGGTTTACGATTCGAGTCTCTGGGTATTTCCTTGAGCAGCGAATTGCTGATGCGGCTCAGATTCTGCCGAATTCAAGTCGAAACACTACAGGAGACTATCGACAAACTGCTGGGACTCAATACGTTGATTTGAGGCAGCGATTGGAACAACCTCGCCAGCGGTTCAAAATGACTCTCGGCGAAAGAATGGTCCCGATCAATGGCGGAGAGGGTCGAAAACAATTGGGGACTGCTGAACAGAACTGGGTCCCTACTGTCATCCTGGACGCCAAGCCGGTTGTTTCCTCTCAGGATTTGATTATTCGACATCCTGACAACGCATACACTGAAGTCCAGGGCGGGCCGATCCCCCGAGTGATCTCCATTGAGCACATCGTTGGAAACACGGCAATCAAAATTCAATGGGAAGTGGTTGTCTGTGTCGCAATGGACTGCAATGAGGGAACGGCGAACGATCCCCAGAAACAAATGGGCGTTCTGTCGAACAAATGGACGTGCGCGGATGACATCGACGAAAACCTCTACATCCGCTCCCGGACGTTTGTCGGCGAACTGAAACTGGCTCGGCCGGTGGTGAATCCTCACGACTTCCGGACGTTGGTGGTCCCTCCAATTGCGCCGGGGCTGCGAATGAAGTCAATGAGTTTCAAGGCGTCTGAGGATGGCTTGACTCTGCAATATAACGTCACACATGAGGAAGTGACCTATTCCGCTCCGTATCCCGCGACGAACATCAGAATCAGCCACAAGCAGTCTCACGGTGAGGTGACTCCGCACATTGATGAAGTGCTGGCAATCACAATGCAATGCTCTCGAGATGTTGATAAGAGGGATTTGGCGGCCTTGGCTGCATCCATTGCTGATGGGAAAATCCATATCAAGAAAATCAACGGCGGCGACTTCCGCTTGCTGAAATATGAAGCCTCTGATGAATCTGGGTCGAATCAGATGAATCAGGTTTCAATCATGTATCACGTCCAGCATGTGCCGATTAGAGGTCGGAAGACTCAAGTTTCCGGCATGTTCGGAAAACCAATCGACGGGACCATGATTGCTCAATATGACAACCTCCTGAGTCTCGGGAATCGGCCAGGGGAAAGTCCGCCAATTGAAGGGCCGGTTGGCGTTGCCGGTGCGTTCATGGCTCATATTCAGTCGACCTGCACTTACGATCATTCAGCGAATCGTGGCGTGGCTGTCGATCCATCAACCAAAGTGGTGCTCGATCAGTCGAAGATTGAATTGCCAGCGGTTACTCGTCCGACTTTGGCAGTCTGGAAGGATCTTCAGGATTTACCTGACGACACTTTCAGTTCCGGCCATCAGTCTGACATGTACCAGTCTTATGAAATTGACACTCAGACCGAACAAACTGGAATGATCATCCAGCTTCCAGTGTCGGGCTCGCTGAATACTGGTCCTTCGAATTTGCAAACTTCCGTTTCAACTGGTGATACTGCCATCTTCAGCCGAATTGGATCGCGGCAAGCTCGGAAAGTCGTGCGTGTGGTTGCCAAGCGGCACGGGAAGCCTCCGAAGTTGCCAGTGGCCTCTGAGACGTTTCGAGACGCCAATGGCGTTCTGCATGTACTGTTGGCTCAGCGGGAACTGCTCCAAGAGCCTACTCGCTTACCGGACGACACGATCGATTACACTGTTCGGATGGAGTATTTCTACGGGATGTCCCGTCCTCCAGGTGGCGTGAAGTTTCCTGCTCCTGACTTTGATCCTGTCGAATCGTTGAACACTCCTTCGGGCCAAAGCAAATACAACTTCAGTTTGGCGGACATTTACTCTTCGGCTCAGTCGATTGGTTGATTATCATGTCACGTACATGTGACATTTACAGGACATTGGTGAACCATGGCAAACATCACACTGGAAAACGGGACTGACGGCCTGTTCGACCTGCTGAACAAGATTTTCAAGGTTCAGACTCAGGTTGATGCCTGCGTGAAGTCTCGGCGGACTGAATGGGATACTGTCAACTCGGCGATTGGAACAGAATTCTCAACGTCCTCATGGGTTGCGGCTGTTTCCGTTGCTGAATCCTCAGTGGACTCCGAAGAAGCGTCGGCATCGTCGACCGTTTACGCTCTGCAGGCTCTTGCCAGCGAATGTCTCGTTCGGAAAGTGGATGAGGCGGTGAACCTCACGACGAAAACACTTGACGCCGCGCTGGTCGAGTTGTGCTCTCAGATGAACGAGCGAAACCAGTCCCTCAAACTTCCCGTCGTCGCGATCACTGTGACTGCCGATGGCGGGAATACTGGCGATATGGTTGTCGTGGCATCCAAGAAGGGCGCAAACGGCAAGGACAATCCGGCGATTCTGGTAGAAACTGTCGACGTGTCCGTGTCGGGTTCTGGTTCTTCTCTGCTGGTGACTGTTGCCGGGGATGCGGTTTCCAGTGGTTTGAGCCCTGATTCATTTGGCGGCTCGGGGCTGTCTGGATACTTGAGCTACTTCAGCACTTCTACAGGGCTGACCGGATCAACGGGGCTTTACTCGTTCACGACTTCCTCGAGCACACTGCCGGGAAGCTGGATTGCGAATGTTGGGACTCTCGGAACTGCGGTTTTGTCCGGCCAGCCGCAAGTTTCGACAATTGTTGTTGCCGGTACTCCGACAAGTGGGACGTACCGAATCACATGTGCAACATCTTCTCTCGGAACTCAATCGACGGGAAACCTGTCATTCGATTCAACGGCCAGTCAGATCCAAGCGGCTCTGGCGGCAATGTCCGGGTTTTCTCGGGTGTCTGTCACCGGCAGTGGAACGGGGCCGAACTATACCCACACGATCACTTTCTATGGGATGTCGGAATCAGTAACTGTCGCGACGGTTTCCAGTTTGAACACTGGGACTCTGACGGTGGCGACTCCGACGGCCTATGCAACTCCGAGTCTTGGTAGCTCTCCGATCGTTCTGGTGAGTGATGGAAGCACTTTGGTTTCTGTCAGCCACCTGATGACTCATCTGGTCGCCTCGACGACGTATGCTGTGAATGCTTGGTTGGCGCTCAACACTGCGGCGGTCTCGGGAGTGATTGAGTTCAGTCTGACCAATGGCGTTGGCGGGTCGATCGTCCAGGATGATGGCGGCACCGATCTGAAATTCACGGTGAACGCCTCGGCGCTGGGGACCGGATGGAAAGCAGCAGCGGCGAACATCGCAGCGGGCGCGGCGATCTGGAATCTGCCGAAGACTCTACCCGCGTCGGTGTATTTGAGGGTGAGATGCTCAACGACTCTACCGAACACTCGCCAGTTGTTCGTGGAGAATGTGATTATCGCGCCGGCAACTCGACTCTATACCGGCGGGCCTTGGGTGGCTCTGTTTGCAGGTCCGACGGGTCCGAAGGATGGCGACTTGTGGACGATCGCGACGACGAACAACTACGCCGGGAATGTCAGTTGGGCAATGGAGCGGAATTTCGGGTTGAGAGAGAGAGGGTTGTCGGTGCCCCATCTGGCGAGTTCGTATTCGATTACTGAGTTCACGAGGTTTACGGGAACGATTTAAGGCAATTCCTCCTCTTCTTCCCGGCCGTCCATATTTCGATTCAATTTCAGTTCTCAGGTTTCCAGTTTCCAGTTCAATAAAGGATTTTTCTCATGGTCATGCTCACTCCAACGGAAGCTCTGGGAACTGTTCCATCTTCCACCGACAAGACGAACGTCATCAGCGCAGCCGATGCGATGAACAGTGCAATTGATGCGGTGCGTGATGGTGTTTGTCAGGTCAACACGATTGCAATTGCCGGAACTCCGACGGGTGGCACGTACACGATCACTTTGGTTGATGATGTGAACGGAACTCAGACGACTTCCGCGCTGGCCTACAACGCGGCTGCTGCGACTGTTCAGACTGCCATTCGATTGCTGACCGGTCATTCAACGGCAACTGTCACGGCGACTGGCACAACGCCGAATTTCACGCATACGTTGTCACTGAAAGCGATCGAGCGGGCCGTCACGGTCACGGCAACAAGCTCTCTGACCGGCGGAACTCCAACGATCACAGTGACCAATACCGTGGCATTCGTGAAACGGTTGTCGATTCGAGCGGCTCAGATGTTCAAGGAAATGTTTTCGTCAGCACTGGAGATTCTCGGCGACAACATGAATTGAGGAATTTTGCCTCGGTTCATTGGTTAAACATTGGATTTGCATAGATGCCCGCACTCGACAAAATCACAAAAGCTGAAGTTCTGCTGCGGGCGTCTAAACTCCTTGCGAGTCGTCTCCCGGAATTTGCGGAGAGAATCCATATCGTCATTGAGGATGAGATTCCTCAGACTCTGCAGAACAATCAAGTTCTGACGATTCAGTTGACCGGCGGGCATTTCTCCGCGATGGGTGGCAACAATAGCTCCCTGCCGTATTCCGGGACTCTGCGAGTTTGCCTGTGGTCGCAAACTCAAGTCGATCAACCTGGCGTCGCGCAAAGTGCCCTCACCCTTTCCGGCCGGGGGCTGCTTCGAATTCAAACGAAGATCATCAAAGCGTTCTTTGGCTCGTACCTGTCTGAGTCTGAAGCGGGCGGTGATGGGTTTTCACCGGTGCTGACTGATCAACTTCGGCCGGTGAGTGATAGCCAGGCTCAGGCGACGAAGGCCAAGCCAGCGGCGTCAACGTTGTGTGTGGATTTCGCGATTGATTTTGTCTGGGATTTGGATGGTGATTTGGATTCTGAGGGTGAAGGCTAATAGGGCTGGCTGATATGGGCATTCAAATTGGCGATACGCCGGTTCTCCTTCAAGATCCGTCCGGGAAGTTGGATGAGTACATCGAACGATTCCATTCCTTGGATCTGATGCGGGCCTTTGGGAAGTCAGCCAGCGTGAACATCCCGCGCGGCTCGAATCTGCTTTTCCCGAATTACCCGACTCTGCCTGCTCCTCGGTTGAATCAATTGGTGATTCCGACGGGCGCGACTCGCTGGAGGTACGGCC